TACTTTGCTTTAGTAACAAACCAATTGTTTGACCATTTAAGCCAAACTTCTGAATCGGTATATTCATATCCCTGATTTCTAACTGAACTCACAGAGAACAAATACTCCCATCCATTTACAGCACCTATGATTGCTTTATCTGAAAGTTGTTGCTCTGAACCTTTATAAAATCTTTTTCTTGACTGATAGTCAAACAATGCTATTTTCCTTAAACCTATAGTATACCTATAATCGTCTTCTATATTTTCCAAGCCCCCTACATAAGGTGTACCCATTGATGCAGAGCCATATAAAGTCGAATTATCAAAAAAACCACCAAAGACATAGCTGCTAATCGCAACCACATATATAAAACAATTTTTAAGTCTTCCATAAAGCATTATTTTTTTCTCCTTTTCACAGACTTATATCTGCTCTTAGATTTTGCTTTTAATTTATTTTTTGCTTTCTTTTTATAAGGCATTAAAATCTTCCTTTTGAATTTTTCTCTACTTTAGTTAATCTTTCTTCAAATGCTGAAATTTTTGCATTTAAATCGTCTAATTTTCTCTTACAATCATCAATGCCTGATAAATCAACTTCAGGTATATCTATTTTTTTATTTTTTAATTTATTTAATTCTGCTTTAATATAAGTTAAATCATCTGCTAAAGGTGATAATGTGTTATTAAGCTGTTTTAGATCTTTGAATGTTTCATCATATTCTTCTAACTTATAAGATATAATTTTAATATCACCCATTGATTTTATATTATTTATTTCTTTAGTGTTGTCTTCTACTTGACCTGTAACAGTAAAATAAACACCAACTGCTGAAACAACAATGAACATTATAGTAACTAAAAACTTTAAATCCATCTGAAAGGCTGTGTTTTCGCCAATTTTATGAGCCATAGGTTCTTCTTCCTTATTTACTTCTTGTTTTTTACTTTGATCGTTTAGTGCTTCAGCAACTTCATCTACTGTAACATACTCTAACTCTATTAAAATTTTTCCAAGGGGAACACTTCTGTCATAGTTAATTGCTTCTTCAGATTGCTTTCTTAAAGCACTTTGAAGTTGCTTTTTATTAATATAACCTTTTAATAAAAGTAAATCTCCTAATTTCATCCTTCAATCAATTCTCCCCATAAACTTGTTTTTCCATTTATAATCTGTATAATATGAACTGTAAATAAACCACCTTTAAAAAAATCTACTATCGCAAAAGCATGACTCCAATTAATCCTTCTATTTGCAAGCCATTCATTCTTATCTCTGGACATATCTTTTAAACATCCTATACTCCAAGCAGATTTACATCCATCCATATGAGTAGCTGAATGTTGTTGTAAGTCATGCCAATGTCCATACATTATATTACAACCTAATTTTCTCAGATGGTTAGCTGCATGATACTGTCCACCATACTGATGTCCATGATAAAAGAATAACTTTCCTATTTTAAGATGCTGTCCAAAAGGATAATAGTTATATCCTCTGTCTTCTAACCTTACTGCATCTTTAAAAGTATATTTACCAACATAAGGATAACTACCTACAAACATATTAAGCCAATTATCATGGTTGCCTTCTGTTATATACTTCTCTTTACAATTAGCTTTATCTAAAGCCTCATCTATCTGATCCATACCCTTGTTAACATCTTTAACATCTTTCTCTAAGGTAGGAAGTATATATTCCAAAGGAGGTTTCTTTTTTCTTTTCCATTTCCAATGTGAGAATGATTCCCATTCACCAACATCTCCCAAATCTATATATATGTCTGGTTTAACTATTTCAATAGTCTTACATAATACATTTATAGACTTTACATCATGGAGAGGAAAATGCTTGTCAGGAGTTACGATTGCTCGTTTAATTACTCCTTTATCCTTTAAAGGCATAAATTTTCCTTGTATTTTTGCTATTAATTTAGTATATAAAAGTGAAATTTCCTAATTGGAGGCTAGAGCTTTAACTTCTTCACTAAGCTCTTTTGCTCTATTAGGGGTTTGTTTAGCCCATAGGGAATCGAGCATCTCAACAGAGGCTTCTTGATACTGCTCTGTTTCTAAGTAGTATATTGTTTTTTTGAATTTAGAGAAACCATTTATACCAAGTTGGTAACACATATCTGCAACAACATCCTGGATTTCTTCAGGGGCATCTTTAGTCCAAGGAAATGTTTGTTTTATCCTTGCAACTAAATCTGCTAATTTACGAACAAGAATCATCTCTGCTATATCCTCATCTAGCTTGAGGTCTTTTATAGCAAAGCCATATCCAATTGTTTCATAACCTTCTGTGCATTCATACACAGTAGATCTAAAGCCTTCGTGTTTTTTAATCTTCTTCAGTAGAGTCATCTGCAACCATTTTATTTTCAACTAAGATATTTCTTTTGCCAAATATTTTATCATAGTTTTTCTTATATTGTTCATCATTAAGTTCAATTCTAAACCAATCTCCTTTACCACACCCTGTTAGATCTCCCTTTTTACGAATAACTCTTTGCTTTGCCATTATTTAGACTTTTTAGTAGTTTTTTTCTTAGGTGCTGCATAAGGAGTCCAATCTTTTCTGCCTGCTATTCTTTCCCATCTTCCTGTATCTAGTAAAGCATCTACTGTCCCTGTATCACCATCTTTATATTCTCTTACTGCACCATTTAAATTTTTTAAATAAATCATCTTACCTCCGATTTAGTAAAGGGGAGCATTACACTCCCCTTTATTATTGATTGCTTATCCTAGCTCATTAAGGATTAGCCAGATTCACACCTCTGATGTCGCCTGATTCATCTATTAGTTTAGCACCATAGATCATATCAGCAACTACTTTTGTACCTAAGTATTCAACATCATATTGAGATTGAACTCTAACATCTCTTTGTGCAGCGAACACACAAGCATCAGATGGATAACAAGCACCTACAACAGTACCATCTGTACCTGATGTTGATATAGCACGAGAATAAAACACATCCATGCCATAAATTAAACCTACAGCACCTGTTTTAAGCTCTTTTCCATTTCCACCTACTGCATCTTGTCTTATAAAATAAGAAGCTATCCCTGAGGATGGATTCATTATATCAGCCATAATTGTTGAGTTTACAGCAAGTGAACAATTATTAGGATCAAGATCATTGCCATATAAATTAGCTAATAATGATTCTAAGTCTCCTACTGCTAGTGTATTATCTGCTGCTAAGTCTTGTGATGTTTGAAAGCCATCAAGTTCTGCCCATAAGTCAGTTTCAACACCTCTTGCAAGACTTTCACCCATCATTTGAGTATATTTAGTCAGTAATTCAGAATTTGCCTGAATCGTTGCAATATCCTCAAATATATTAGCAAGATATTTATGTTTATTAATTGACAAATCAACTTTACCCTCTGTCCCTGCAATAGAAAATGTTACAGCAGTAGAAGCAGTTTTATCATTCGTTCCATCCATTTGGATTTTAGGAATATGAACTGTGTCCCCAGCATCCTTAACTAAAGCACTATAGTCATCAACTGAATTTTTTAATTTAAGTTTTCTTTCGTAAAACTTAAAAATAGGCTCTGCCCATAATTCAGGTATAAAATTAGCACCTGTGGTTGTATCTAAATAAGCCATTTAAACTCCAATCTTAAATTTAACTCTCTTTCAACTCCTTAAAAGGCTTCATTTTGAGAATTATAAAGTTTTAACATCAGCTTTACTTCTTGAAATCGCATCCTTAACTATATCATCCCAATTTTCTCGTCTTTCCTGAGCAGACAATTTAGTCCAATCCTTAGGTGGAGTTTTATACTCTTTCCTGGAATTACCTACAACTTCAGGAGCATTAGCTTTTGTTGTATTAATTTTAGTAGTTACATATTCAAGAGTTTCTAAATCTAATTTAGATAAAGATTCTCTTTCATCTTCAGGATGGCTCTCTAATAGAGATGCTCTTTTAGCTTCTTCATACTTAGACCATTTCTCAGCATTAGCAGTAAGACCATCAATTTCAGAAGAAGCCTTTTCATATAAGGTTTTAAATTCTTCTTTTTCTTTAAGTCTTTCTTCTTCAGCTTTAGCTTTGGCTTTTTCATACTTAGCTAACTTCGCTTCAGCATCCTGAGCTCTTTTTCTATACTTCTTGCTTTCTGCAATATACTGCTCATTAGAGCTATCTTGAGTAGTTTCTGTAGCAGGACTTTCACTAACTGCTTCTGTCGTTGCTTGTGTTTTATCTTCGGACATACTGTCCTCCATTTTATATTAAAATAAACAAAAAATGCATAATTTTGCATAATTCTAATAGATAACTTAAATTAAAAGCAGGTAAAAATGCAAATTTTTGAATAATTCACTACAAAAGTACAAAGAAAAGTGGTTTAATTTTATGGATTATAAGCCACATTATGGGCAAAGCAAATTGCATTTTCCTAAGAAGGATACTGCTCGGTTTTTTGTTATGGTGTGTGGAAGAAGGTTTGGTAAAACTACTGCATCTGCCATGGAAGCAACATTTTATGCTTCCCAACCCAATAAGAGGATATGGCTGGTTGGCTTATCTTATGATAAGGCAGATTTAATGTTTCGTGAGATTTGGAAGAAGATGGTTGTCGGACATCCAAATGATATAGATAGAGCTTCTGAAAAAGAAAGGTATATCAGATTTAAATGGGGCACAGTAGTTGAAGCTAAATCTGCTGATAATCCTGATTCTTTAGTTGGTGAGGGCTTAGATTTACTTATAATAGATGAAGCAGCTAAAGTGAAAAGGAAAATATGGGATATGTATTTATCTCCAACATTATCAGATAGGAAAGGCAAAGGCATATTTATTACAACCCCTGAAGGTTTTAATTGGATATACGACCTTTATTTATTGGGACAGGAGGATGATCTATGGGAATCTCATCAAGCTCCCTCATGGGATAACCATTTTGCCTTTCCAGAAGGAAAAAAAGATCAATTTCTTCAAGAAAGAAAAAGGAATATGTCCAAAGAAGTGTATGAGCAAGAATATGGAGCTAAATTTACTTCTTTTGCAGGTCGTGTTTATCCATTCGAAAGGGAATTAGATGTAGGGGATTATCCTTATAATCCAAACTTTCCCACTTTTTGTTCTATTGACTTTGGGTATAGAATGCCTGCTGTTGGTTGGTTTCAAACCCATAGAGTAGGTGGAATATGGCACATTAATATGATTGATGAAATTATACATAAGAAAAATGTAAAAACAGATGAATTAGCCTTAAAAATTAAGGCAAAACCATACAATGTCC